GTGAGGACGCCAACAGCACCTGGCGCGCTGGCCGCGAAGGTCGTCTTGCCGATCTTGCCGGGCCCAGCGATCACCACCTTGGGGGCGCGCAGGCGCTTGGTCTTGCTGATGGATGCGAGATCAAAGGCCATGTCACTCCCCCTTGAACTCGATAGCGACGCCGGTCTTGGCGGGCTTGGTGGTGACGGCCGTGGCGATCTTTGCCCAGAGCTTTGGCGACTCCTGGCGGATCGCTTTCAGCTTGGTTTCGTCAGCCTCGAGCTTCATGCGCACGGGGCGCACGTCCTCGGGCCAGTCAAGCGTGAGAGACTGCAGCGCGATCAGGTCGCACTTGTAAGAGAGCTTTCCGGTGAGCCGGATCTTGGTGCCGGACGCGGTGGTGAAGGACTCGGTGCCTTCCTCGCGCGCTGGATGCAGGGCGAGGATCTTGTCCTCGATGGCAACGCGATCGTCGCGTGCCTGGTTCTCGCGCTGCTTGGCGGCCTGCCACTGCAGCGTCAGCTGGTCGATCAGTTCCATGTCGTGGGTTTCCTATTGCGTTGTGGTTTTGTCATCACTTACTGCACAAGATTGAGCAACTGCGTCCAGTGCCGCGGCCATAAGGGCGTCATGTCCAACTTGGCCTCGAGCGCCATGAGCTCGGTCGTCGTCTTGATCGTCTGCGGCCCCTTGCCAGGGCTGACCCAGTGGTGCTTCAGGGTGTAGTGGGGCAGATACGGGACCTTGCCGACCCACAGAAAAGGCTGTACTACGCGTTCCATAGGTGGGTTGAGGTTCTGCTTCATCCATCGTTCCTTTCATAAAGTTAAGGGCGAACTGGGCCTCGATCGCGCGCCGGCGACTGTCGAGAATGTCAAGTTGGAAATTGAGCCACTTGGCGATGTAGCGCGGGTCTCGGCTCGGTGGAATCCAGCCGGTGCAACGGTGCCAGGTGGCCATGACGTCGGCGCCTGCAACGTAGGGCCTGAGCTCGGTGTTGGCCTGTTCGTTCACTGCACCATCCCCCAGGCCAGTAGGGCATAGAGCAAGCCGAAGGCCGCACCGCCCAAAAGGTTGATCACGTCGTTTCGGTTCATTGTTCCAATTCCTTGTTCAGTTCCAGGAGTTGTGCATTGAACACGACGTTGCGAAAATCGCATCAAATACCCGACAAAAGTAAAGGGGAATAAAGTCTAGCTTAAACCGGTTTAATCCAGATAACACGGCTCGCCCAGACCACCTTGCAATCAGCGCGCACCATGTCTGCGCCGTTGCCGTTGATCAGGTTAAAGGTCCCAGCGCGGTACCCAGGCTTGAGCGTGGCAAGCATCTGTTCGCCTGTATCCAAAGCAATCACGCAAAAATGATGCAGCTGCGCTTTGGGATCATCTTCAGAACCATTCACAAAATATAACCATCCATCAAGGATGTCGCCGGGTGATTGCCTTCGCATGGCGTAAGTCCCGTGCGGACAGTCGGCAGGGCCCACGATGCTCTCATGAGTCTTGGGTGGGTAGAGCGTGACGATGTGGTTTTTGTTTATGTAACCAATAACCTTGACGCGCACGACGTCGTCAGTGACCTGAATACCGGCCTGGCGTAGCACTTCAGTGGTCGCGACATTCAAGATCGTCGCAATTGCGTGCGCCTCTTCGTTTGACATCTTGCGAAGGCCGCGCATTAACAGCGACACGGCACCCGGGTCGAGCTCAAGCAGCCGGGCCAAGCCACGCTGCGATAACTTTCGCTCCTTCAACCGTTCGCGAAACCACTCTGTGTTCATCATCCTGCTCCAGCCGTTCTGGATTTCGGGATCTGGAACATTGTCATAATCCGCACGTTGAGTCAAACGCAACCTGATGGAGATTTCTTGATGGCCAGTCCCACGGTCCACACCCTTACCCCCGCTTACACAGTGATCCAGAAGCTCGGCGGCAAGACCGCCGTCGCTGATCAGCTCGGCCTGAACAAATCGGCGCTGTCGCGCTGGTGCGCTCCAAGGCCCGGAGGAACTGGCGGGCAGATCCCCATTCGCTATTGGGGGTCGCTGATTGAGATGGCGCGTCATAAGGACGTGGTCATCACCGTCGAGGAGCTAGCCGCTGTCGAGGTGTGACGTGGTCATCGGAGAACAAGCGATGACCAACAGCGACTTCTTAGCGGAAATCTACGGGTCCCTCGAGATAGGTACCCATGGGTGGGTAGCTAGTTTCCGAGAGAGCCCAGAGGGCGCGCCATCGACCGTTTGGATGGGTCGTGCCTATAAGGGGCTGCCCAACCAGGCCGCGCTGATTGACCGGGCAGGCGAGGACAACACCTACTACTGCACGGCCATCTTGCGGGCGACTGAGGACGGCGAAATTGTGCGGCGCAAGGATGGCTTTGTGCGCCTGGCGGTGCTGGTGCTCGATGACGTCCAGCTCGGTGACGTGGCCAACCTGTCCTACGCAATCCAGACCTCGCCAGGCAAGCACCAGATCGGCATCCTGCTCGATTCAGACGATCCCGACTGCCACGACCGCGACCTGGTGGACAAGGTCATGCGGGCATTAGCAGCCCGGGGCCGCAGCAACGACAGCTCAGGCAACGCTTGCGTGCGCTACGTGCGCCTGCCAGTCGGGTCCAACACCAAGCCCAGGGCCGCGGGCACTTGGCGCGTGCAGCTCGAGCTCTGGAACCCCAACGTGCGCTGGTCCTTGGACGACGCCTGCCACGCAGTAGGCATCGATTTAGACGCTGTCAGGGCCGTCGAGTCGACACCATCAAGTAGCACTGGTGCTATCAAAGGCACGCACGCCGGCGAAATGATCACCGGCCTGACCGGACCAATTGATCAACGCGCCTATCACGACAACATCACCAGGCTGGCCGCTTCGCTGATCAGCGGTGGCATGTACGCCGGGGCGGCCGTTGAGTTTCTCTACAGCTTGATGGACCAGGTCAAGCCTGACGTTCGCCAGGCTGACGAGCTGCGCCGGTGGGAGTCGCGCCGGGCCGAGATCCCGCGGGCGGTGCGCAGCGCTGAGAAGTTCGCGCCCGAGAACAGGCAGCCGCCCAAGATCACGGTCAACTTGCAGGTCGCTGACGACAAGCCCGAGCCTGCACCTGGTGACCTCGAGCCGCTGGACTGGACAGCACTGGCCAACACCGAGCCCGAGCCCACCAGCTGGCGCCTGGATGGCTGGCTGCCCGAGGGCACGGTCACTCTGCTGAGCGCTAACGGTGGCGTGGGCAAGTCCAACTTGTCGCTGCAGCTGGGCGTCGCGCTCACGCAGGGCAAACCGTTCATGAACGTGGACACGGCGACCAGCAAGGTGCTGGTGCTGTCGGGTGAGGATGAGGCGCGCACGGTGCACTTCCGCGTGGCCAACATCTGCGCCGACCTGGGGCTGCCGGTGAGCTCGCTGCGCGATCGCCTGGTGGTCTACGACCTGACCCAGGCCGACTGCGTGCTCTGGCGCGATGGCCATGTCACCGAGCGGATGCAGTGGCTGGCCGACACCGCGGTGCGCACACGCGCCCAGGTGATCGTGATTGACAACGCGTCAGACGTGTTCGCGGACAACGAGAACGATCGCACGGCGGTGCGCGGGTTCATGCGAGCCCTGAACCTGATCGCGCATGTGACTGGGGCTGCGGTGCTGCTGCTGGCGCACGTCGACAAGGCCTCGGTGCGATCGGGCGCCGGCATGGACTCGATGACCACGTTCAGCGGGTCGACGGCTTGGAACAACAGCGCACGGTCACGCTGGGCGATGTATCGCGATGAACAGGCGGTTGTGCTGCGGCATGAGAAGTGCAACCTGGGCCCGCTGCAGAACGACATTCAGCTCGAGTTCGATGCAGCAAGTCGCACGTTCAAGCCGTTTGGTTCGATCCCTGGCAGCGCTTTTGCGGCCAGAATGATGCGAGAAACACAACGCGATGCGATTCTCAAACTGATGAACAAGTCCAACCAGGCCGGCATCAACTTATCGATGAACGTCAGCGCGCGCAACAACGTGTTCAAGCAGCTGCACGACGACCCTGACTTCCCGGCACGGCTCGATCGCAGGACCTTCTTTGGCTACCTGCGCGACATGCAAACCCAGGGGCTGATCAAGGAAGAGCCCTACCTGCAAAGCAATCGCACGCAAGGCCAGCGCGTGGTGCTCACCGACACCGGCCGCCAACACCTGGAGAAGCAAGCATGAAGTTCACCTATTTGCCGCGCTACGAGGTCCACGACGCCCAGGGCCTGGTGCGCCGGTTCGACAGCAAAGAGGAGGCGCAAGGCTTTGCGCGTACCGATCACACCCTGGTTCTTAAACGCACGCAGCAGCAGTCAAGACGGCGGCAGCTGCATCACTTTCTGAGGAGTATTCCAAGTGCGCCTTACTGAGACACAACAAGCGATGCTGAACTACCTGAAAGCACGCAAGACGCCCTGCGAGGGCTATGAGCTCGCCAAGCGATTTAAGTGCAGCTATGCGACGGTGCATAACGCGATGAAGGTTTTAGGCGAGGCTGGCCTGGTGCACAAGCACTTCGAGGTCACGCGCAAGACCGGAGGCTGGCGCGCTAGCAAGGTCTGGTTCTTTAACTCAACAGAGAAGCTGCCCAACGTGACGCAAAGGCGCAAGGTCGAGAAGGAAGAGACGCAGTTCGCGTTCCACAACCCATTCGGCATAGGGGCAAGGGTATGAGCAACCAAAAGCCCTTTAGCCGCGCTGAGCAGGCGCCTGAGATCAACCTGCAGCAGGCCTGGCTGATCTACTGCAAGACCTATGGCATGGACAGCATGAACCGCAACACCTACGCGATTTTCAAGGCCGGCTGGGACGGTGCCATGCAGCGCGCTCGCAGGATCGTTTACCAGGGCGAAGAGTGGAAGCTCATGGACATGGAGGACATGGCATGAAGGACTACGTCGCTGGCGAGGCTGCCTGGCGCCTGCCGCATATCGAGAAGCCACCAGGCGGCGCCAAGGTGCTGCTGCTCAATCCTGGAGGCGTCTGCATCGTGGGCACATGGGCTGACTGGGCAGTGGCCTGGGCACCCTTGCCGAGGCTGACGCCGGAGATCAAACGATTGCTACTGAAAGGGGTTGAGCATGAACCTGTTTGAGATGGCCAGGCGCGCCCTGGTGAATGACTTGATCGGTGAGATTCCCGTCCAGCGACGCCTTGAGTTGATCGGCGAAATGGTCGAGGACCTTGAGCGCCAAGCGCGTGAGCTGCGAGCGCGTGCGGAGGCGATTGTGTGCTGCAACGGGCGCTGCAATCAGGGCAGAGATTGCCCGCTGAGGCGTCGTTGATGGCTGCTCGCACCGCACGCACCTTGCACGCACATGTGTGTGCAGGCTGGGTGCAGCAGGGCCGGCCTAGACGACGGGCCCCCTCAAAGGGGGCCGTCTAGGCCTGCTGCAGGTTGCACGCACACTCACCCTGTAGGGGTGTGGGGTACGTGCGTGCAGTGCGTGCAACCAATGTCCAATGGTCATGCAAAGCCTTCGCTGACAGCATGGGGTGCGTGCAAAAGGAGGGTTGAGCATGATTAAGTGGCTTAAGAGGTTTGTGGGATGGGTGAGTTGTTTAGCAATGGCAACAGGGTTGGGGTTGGGGGCTGCGTGGATGGGCTTCAGCGCTTGGGAGAGCCTGCGCGAGACAGCGACCACGGCGTTGGGCCAGCTGACGCTGGGGCAGCTTGGGGCGACGTTGTTCTGGGTGATCGGGGCAGTAATGGCGGCTACGGTCGCTTACGCAGTATGGGAACTCGGTTGGGCAATATGGGAAGATCGGTTTGAGAAAAACGAAATATGGTGAGGTAAGCGCAACGATGCTGGCAGTTAAAGAAACAGAGCCGAAACTGGTCGCGCCGCGCAAGCGCGGCCGGGACCTACCGCCAGGGCCGGGGCGGCCGAAGGGCTCGAACAACCGCGTGACGATGACGATCAAGGCGGCCATCGAGGCCGCCGTGCAGCCAGGCGCCTGCCATCCAGAGGGCCTGGCCGGCTGGCTGATCGACCGCGCCAAGGGCAGCCTGGGCGACCGGCAGATCTTCGCGTCAGTGGTCAACAAGTTCGTGCCCGTGCAGCTGAACGCGCACGTCGATGGCGGCATCAAGCTCGAACTCGGCTGGCTCGGCGGCCGGCAGATTGGCACAAGCACGGCACAACCGCAGCAGGCGCAGCCGCAAGTCCTTGAATTGAAACAGGAAACCGAGGGTGTGTACCGGATTGTGGATCCGCAGCCAGTGGCACAGGGGGCTAAACCGTCCCAGGATCTGGAGCGATCGGCATTTCCAGACCCCCATCCCGGGGCAAAACCGGTGCCACCCCCCTCGCCGGAGCAGGGGCCCCCGCCCAATTCTCAGTAGCCACTACCAGCCTGTTGAGCTAACCGCAACGTGAACCACTTGCCCGCTACGGATCACCGAAGCCCCGCCGCAGCAATGCCGTTTGCAGCCGCTCTGTACCGGCCTAGAAGCCACGATCACGCCCTCGGTGGTGTGGTTGTACCAACCTGATGAAAAAAACGCCTCAGAGGGCCTAAAAATGAGCCAGGACACCATCACCAAGACCCTTGCCGAGCGCGGCGGCCGTTACGGGATCTTCATGCACCACGCCGAGGTCACGCAGACGCTCAAGACCGTCATCCGCCAGGAGCTCGCCGCACGCAACAAGTCCCTGGACGATGACCAGGCCGAGGCGCTCGACATGATCTGCCACAAGATCGCCCGCATCGTGAACGGTGACCCCAACTACGTGGACAGCTGGGTGGACATTGCCGGCTACGCCAAGCTGGTCGCGGACAGGCTGAACGGGATCGCGCGTTGAACCTGCAGGAGTACCAGCCGCGCGAGGTTTTCCTGCCCTTGCACAACCGCAAGGCGCGCTGGTCGGTGGTGGTCGCCCACCGCAGATGCGGCAAAACGGTCGCGATGTGCGCTGACCTGGTGATCGGCGCGCTCGAGACAGCACTACCCAAGCCACAGTTCGCCTACCTGGCACCGCAACGCGACCAGGCCAAGCGCGTGGCCTGGGGCTACATGAAAGACCTCACCAAGCCGTTCTGGTCCAAGCCCCCCAACGAAAGCGAACTGAAGATCACGATCCACAACGGCCACAAGGACGAGTCAACGATCTACGTGGCCGGTGCCGACAACTACGACGCCCTGCGCGGGATGTACTTCGACGGCGCGGTGCTCGATGAAGTGGGCGATATGCGCCCGTCCGCCTGGTACACGGTGATCCGGCCGGCACTGTCTGACCGACGCGGCTGGGCCATCTTCGCCGGCACCCCGCGCGGCAAGAACCTTTTCTGGAACTTGAAGGAAGAGGCCCGCCTAAACCCCGAGACGCACCTGCTGCTTGAGCTGCCGGCCTCCAAGACCAACATCATCCACCCCGACGAGCTGCGCGACGCCAAGGCGCAGATGACCGAAGAGGCCTATGCGGTCGAGTACGAGTGCAACTTCGACGCCGCAGTGCCCGGTGCGTACTACGCCAAGCAGATCGGTGACGCCTACGCCGAGGGCCGGATCGGCAAGCACCCCTTAGACAAGGCCTTCCCGGTCAACCTGGCCGCTGACCTGGGCTACACCGACAGCTGCAGCTGGTGGGGCTGGCAGGAAACCTACGACGGCATCCGCGTGGTGGACTTCTACGAGGCCGACAACCAGCCGATCCAGCACTACATCGACTGGATCAAGAACCGGCCCTACCTGGTCAACCCTAAAGGCATCTTTCTGCCCCACGACGCCCGCGCCAAGAGCCTGCAGACGGGCAAATCGATCATCGAGCAGTTCCTGCAGCAGGGCATCCGGCCCAACCTGGTGCCGGAGATGTCCCTGCAAGACGGTATCGAGGCCGCCAGGCTGACCTTGCCGCGCTGCTACTTCGATGAGGAGCCAACCTACGACGGTGTCGAGCACCTGCGCGCGTACATGCGCGAGTTCGATGAGAAGACCCAGACCTTCAGGTCAAAACCACGCCACGACCAGCACTCCCACGCCGCGGACGCCTTCCGCTACCTGGCCCTGGCTGCGCGCCCAGGGGAGAGAAAAACACAACGCGGGCATAAAATCACACCAGCCGTCAAGCCTGGGGCCCACTATGCCTTTGCGCTCGATGACATCTGGGACACGGCACCGCAACTTGACGCAAGGATTGGCTAATGGCGAACGAACCCACCATCACCAGCGCCAGCGACTTTGATTCGACACCGATCGGGCTCGCGCAGCGCTGGTCCACCGAGATCAAGGCCGCGGAGCAGGAGCTCACGAAGTTCCACGAAGACGCCACCAGGATCGTGCACCGCTACCTCGACAAGCGTGACGACTGGGGCAAGGACCAGTCCCGCGTGAACCTGTTCTGGTCCACGACCAAGGTGCTGCTGTCCATGCTCTACGCCAGGCCACCGAAGGCCGACGTGTCACGCACCTACCAAGACTATGAGGACGACGTCGCCCGAGTGACCGGCACGATCCTGCAGCGCCTGCTCAACCGTGGCTTCGATGAGAACGTCAGCCAGTGGGACGCCTCAGTGCGCCAGGGCATCGAGGACTGGCTGGTGGTGGGCCTGGGTCAGATCTGGCTGCGCTACGAGGTCAAGACCGAGCCCTACACCATCGAGGCCGTGATCGACCCCATGACGGGCGTTGAATTGCAGCCCGAGCAAGAGGCCGAGCGGATCGTGGACGAGGACGCCCCCTGCGACTACATCCACTGGCGCGACTTTTTCTGGTCGCCGGCACGTACCTGGGCCGAGGTCCGATGGGTTGCCAGGCGCGTCTACATGACCAAGGACCAGCTGGTCGAGCGCTTTGGTGAGGAGATCGCAAGCGTTGTGCCCCTGGGCAAAAGTGGCCCCAAGGACACACGCGACGATTCGCCCAAGCACGACCCCTGGGACAAGGCACAGGTCTTTGAGATCTGGTGCAAGGAGAACAAGAAAGTCTACTGGTACGCCAACGGCGCCGACGTGATCCTGGACGTCAAGGACGACCCGCTGCAGCTCGATGGGTTCTTCCCATGCCCCAAGCCGGTCGCGGCCAATGTGACCAGTTCCAACTTTATGCCCCGGGCCGACTACATCTTTGCCCAGGACCAGTTCAACGAGCTGGATGAAATTAACACCCGCATCACCTGGCTGACCCGTGCCGCGAAAGTGGTCGGGGTCTATGACAAGAGCGCCGAGGGTATCCAGCGCGTCTTTAACCAGGGCACCGAAAACCAGCTCATCCCGGTCGATAACTGGGCACTGTTCGCAGAGCGTGGCGGGATCAAGGGCCAGGTGGACTGGGTACCGATCGACCAGGTGGTGAACGCGATCAACCACCTGCGCCAGTACCGCCAGGACAAGGTGATGCAGATCTACGAGGTCCTGGGGATCTCTGACGTGATGCGCGGCAGCTCCAGGGCCAGCGAGACGGCCACCGCGCAGCAGATCAAGGCCCAGTTCGGTAGCACCCGCATCCAGCTGATGCAGTTCTACATAGCCGAGTGGATCAGCCACGCGCTGCGCATCAAGGCCGAGATCATCTGCAAGCACTGGCAGCCTGAAACGATCATCAAGCGCAGCAACATCGAGCGCACCCCCGACGCGCAGCTGGCCCCGCAGGCCATCATGCTCATGAAAGACGAGCACATGGCCGAGTACCGGGTCACGGTCGAGGCTGACTCGATGGCCGCACTTGACTGGGCCGCCGAGCGTGACGCCGCGGTCCAGTTCATGCAAGGCCTGGGCGCCTTCATCAGCCAGGTGGCACCGATGGCCCAGCAAGTACCAGGTGCCGCGCCTGTGCTGCTCAGTCTGCTGCAGTGGAGCGTAAGTAAGTTCCGCGTCAGCACCCAGATCGAGTCGATTCTCGACCAGGCGATCAGTGGCCTGAAGCAGCAAGGCATCCAGCCTCCTGGCCCGAGCCCCTTGCAGCAGGCCGAGGTCGCTGAGAAGCAGGCTGGCGCCAAGGAGCGGATGGCCAAGGCGGCCAACACCGAGATGGACGCACGCATGAAGGCGGCGCAGATGGGGATGCTGCAACCGCAGCCCGCACTGCCCCCGGCAGCGCCCCCGATGCCGCCCGTGCAGGGCCCGATGCCACCGATGCAGTGAGGTAAGAGATGGAAAAAGCCAACGACCTAGCCTCGCTGCTAGTCAAGTCCAGGTCACTGGGCCACGTCGCGCACTGGGCCACCGACAGCTTCAGCAAGCACATGGCCCTGGGTGAGTTCTACGAAGCCCTGAGCGATCTGATGGACACCTTTGTTGAGCAGTACCAGGGCTATTACGGCAAGCGCCTAACGGTCGCGATCGACAAGTGCGACCTGCAAGACGACGTCGCCGGCGAGCTCGAGTCGCACATGGAGTGGATCGAGAAGCACCGCTACCAGGTCTGCGAGAAGAGCGAGACGGCACTGCAGAACACGATCGATGAGATCGTGAAGCTGTACCAGATCACGATCTACAAGCTGCGCATGTTGAAGTGAGGAGAACATGGAACCGCAAGACCTGATCGACGCACTACGCAATCGGGCACGCAAGTTCGTTTCGCTTGATACGCCGCAGGACTCGGACCTGGCTGACATGGCCGCTGACATCGGTGCCGGCTTTCTGCCAGGCATCGGCACCGCGCTCAGTGCTCGCGACTTCGAGCGCGCCAGGCGCGAAGACGACAAGCTCGGCATGGCGCTTTCAAGCCTGGGAGCAATCCCAGTGCTGGGCGGCGTGACTCGAGCAGCCAACAAGGCACGCAAAGGCGACGCCATCATTGATGCCCTACGAAAGGCTGAAAACGTCGGCTACGACCGCGCCAAGGTTGCGCGTGAGTATCCCGACACCGCACCGCCGGTGCTGGCCACTGATCCGAAAACCGGCAAGGAGTTCTTGCAAAAGCAAAACTCTGCCGAGGCGCAGGCCGTCGAGAAGGTGCGCAAGGCTGCGCAAAAGGACATCGACAAGGGCAACTACACGCCTTATTTCGACGTCGAGAAGCGCTACTACGCCGACGCCACCAAGTACCCGCTGCAGGGCCGCACGGTCACCGATGCGCTACCCAAGAAGCAGGCAACGATCGACAAGTACACCGTCGAGTTCGATACGCCCGAGGCGCGTGCCAGGCTGACGCAGGCTTTCCGCGAAGGCAGCAAAGATCCGCTCGCCAAGGATTGGTACGCAATGGGCCAGCTCGAGGCTGAGTTCATCAAAGAGTTTGGCGAGAAAAAAGGCCGCGAGATGTTCAAAGAGCGTTTCGCGGACGCGATGTCGGCTACGACTGGCGGCGCTGATCCGACGGCCAACCTCTTGATGTCTGCATACGGCAACTTCTTGCGCCAGAAAGGCGTGCAGCAGCCCAAGGCCGCCTATGAGTTCCCGTATCCGATCGGTGGACGGTTTGCCTCGGGAAACATGGCCATGTACGACAAGGTCATCAATCAGGGCGCTGGCCTTCAGGCTGCGAAAACGCCCAAGCGGTTCGACTTTTCGTCCAACTTTTTGGGGCACCGCGATCGGGCAACGATCGATGAGCAGATGAGCGGCGGCTTCCGGCCTGGCTTGCTAGTGCCGCCTGGCGACTCCTACGGTGTCTTCGAAAAAGTGGTGCATGACTTGGCCAAGGCCGAGGGCGTACAGCCGGCCAACTTTCAAGACGTTGCCTGGAAGGGCTTAAAGGGCGTGCCTGGCAAGCCAATGATCCAGCACGTCAACGAGGCGATCGAGCGCACGGCGCGCGTGACTGGCAAGAAGCCTCAAGACGTGGTGCGCGACAGCCTGGTGCGTGGGACGCATCCGCTCTATGGGATTGCCGGCACTGCCTTGACGGCAGGGGCTTTGGCTGCCGCACTGCGCGATTACGACGGCGAGGACATGTGATCGTCCAGCGCGTACTTCACCTCCTTGACCTGGTCAAGCAGCTGCTCGCCCAGCTGACGCTCAAGATGTGGGTACATGTCGCCGGTGTCAACGACAAGCGATGCGACCTGCAGGAAAGCCGCCCAGGTTTCGTGCGGTACGCGCAGCACTTTGTCGCCGGTGACGATGATGACTTCAGGTTTCATATGCGCTCCTTTTTGTTTAATCCCTAATGTTGAGTTTATCGCAACATGAGCAGAAAACGCTATATCCAAAGCAAAGAACCACCTTTCGAGCTGATCGAGGTGCCCGACGACTACCAGCCAGCGCTCGCGACCGACTCCGGCGCGCTGTGGGGCGATTCTTCCTACGACGGGATGCGCGCCACGGACGGCACCGACATCAGCAGCAGGTCCAAGCATCGTGAGTACATGAAGGCCAACAACCTGGCCACGATGGACGACTTCAAGGACACCTGGGCGAAATCCCAGGCCCAACGTGAGCACTACCGGCAGCACGGTGGCACGTTTTCTCGACGCGACGTAGAGCGCGCAATTCATCAACTCCAAAACAGGCGTTAAACATGGACCAACCCACGACATCCCTTCGCGACGCAATTGAGGCCGCGATCGAAACACCCGAGGTTAGTGAAGCAGCACCGGTTACATCAGAAAACACGCCTGCACCGGCATCAGAACCTGCGTCAGCGGCACCTGGTGAGCCGTCAGCAGCTGGCGGCGCTGATCTTGACGCCCTGGCCGAAGGCGAAACCCCCGACAAGCCGCAGCGCGATCGCGACGAGCAGGGAAAGTTCAAGGCCAAGGAAAAGGCCGAAGGCGTGCAGCCAGGTCCCAAGCCGGGACCCAAGCCGCAAGGCGAGCGTGCGCCGGCGTCTTGGCGCCCCGAGGTCCGCGAGCACTGGGCCCAGCTGCCCGAGCCGGTGCGTGCCGAGGTCGTTCGCCGTGAGGTCGAGGTGCAGCGCACGCTGCAAGAGTCGGCCGAGGCTCGGAAGTCCTTTGATGCGGTGATGCGCACGATCGCCCCCTACGAGGCCTTCATCAAGGCGGAAAACTCCAACCCGCTGCAGGCGATCGACAACCTGATGAGCACCGCGGCCAGGCTGCGCACCGGTACCGCGCCGGAGCTCGCCAGCATGGTCGCCGGCATCGTCAAGCAGTTCGGCGTCGGCCGGTTCGGCAACGCCTTCATCGAGCAGCTGGACGCGGCCCTGGCCGGCCAGCCAATGCAGGCCGACCCGCAGCAGATGGCCATGCAGCAGGCCCTCGACCAGCGCCTGGCGCCGATGCAGCAGATGCTGTCGCAGTTCCAGCAGGCCCAAGTAGCCCAGCAGCAGCGTGTGGCCACCGAGGCCCAGTCAGCGGTTGCGCAGTTCCTCGAGCGTGCCGAGTTCGGCAACGACGTGCGCGAGGAGATGGCCGACATGCTCGAGCTCGCGCAGCGCCGCGGTAAGCCGATGACCTTGCAGGATGCTTACAAGCAGGCTTGCCTGACCAATGACCGGGTGCGTGCGGTGCTGATGCAGCGCGCCAAGGCCAAGCAAGCCCAGGTCGGTACTGCGGCCGCGCAAAAGGCCAGGTCGGCAGCGGTCCAGGTGTCGGGCGCTGCACCGATGGGCGCGCTCAAACAAGACAGCACCGACGTGCGCTCGGCCATTGAAGCAGCCATTGCGATGTCCTCACGCTGAGGCATAATTCTCATCACTGAGGGGCTCGCCCCTCATGGTGTGCCCAAGCACTCCAGCCACCGAAAGCTCGAAGGAGACGCGCAGAGCGTCCCACCTACGACAACACGGACTGAGAAGGTTCGCGTAGGCGCATCTGACAAGGCGGCCGCAAGGCCATTACCAACTCAGATGGAGTTTTCATCATGGCATTTCCTAACGTCAGCGACATCGTCGCAACCACGATTCAAAACCGTTCGCGCCAGGTCGCGGACAACGTCACCAAGAACAACGCCATCCTGGCCAAGTTGAGCCAGCGCGGCAACGTCAAGACCATCAGCGGTGGTAACACCATCCTGGAGGAGCTGTCGTTTGCCGAGAACGCCAACGGTGGCTTCTACAGCGGCTATGACCTGTTGCCCGTCGCGGCTCAGGACGTCATCAGTGCGGCTGAGTTCCAGATCAAGCAGTACGCCGTCCCGGTCGTTATGAGCGGCCTGGAGATGCTCCAGAACAGCAGCAAAGAGGCCTTCATCGACCTGCTCGAGGCACGCTTGAACGTGGCCGAGAGCACGATGCAGAACCAGCTCTCGCAGTCGATCTATTCCGACGGCACCGGCTCCGGTGGCAAGGAAGTGACCGGCCTGAACGCTGCAGTGCCCTCTGACCCGACCACGGGCACCTACGGTGGCATCAACCGCGCGACCTGGACTTTCTGGCGCTCGAAGCTGTACGACTTCAGCACGGAAACCGGCGGCAACGCTACGGCGGCCAACATCCAGGCCGGCATGAACAAGCTCTGGGCGAACACCACCCGCGGCAACGATCGTGTCGATCTGATCGTGTTTGACACCAACTACTGGTCGCTCTACCTGGCCAGCCTTCAGGCACAGCAGCGCTTCACCAGCCCCGAAACCGGCAACCTCGGCTTCCCGTCCATCAAGTTCATGGACGCCGACGTCGTGCTCGACGGTGGTATCGGTGGCTACTGCCCCAGCAACACCGGGTTCTTCATCAACACCAAGTACCTCAAGTGGCGCCCCCACTCGCAGCGCAACATGGTTCCGCTCTCGCCCAACCGGCGCTATGCGATCAACCAAGACGCTGAGGTGCAGATCCTCGCCTGGGCAGGCAACCTGACCGCGTCGGGTGCTCAGTTCCAGGGCCGGATGCAGAACTGATCTTTGGTGGGCCTGTCGTGGGCTTCCCTTTCCCGAGAGGGCGGGGAAGCCTGCTCACTCGGGTTTTTTTGAAAGGAAGAAATCATGGCAGCAACATTTGGCGCAGCAGTCTCCGCGAATGCGCCCGCGATCGTTGACACCGCTGCGTCGCAAAGCACGGGCGCGGTTTCTCAGGGCATCGGCCTGACGGGCTCGGATGAGGCCTCGATCAGTGGCTGGCGCATCGGCGCGTCCGCAACGACGACCGATCTCATCATCGACACCGGCGACGGCCCGGGCGTCTGAACATAAAAAGGAAAAACCATGCAATCCACGACACCCACAACCTTTGAAGAGATGTCGGACCTGCCAAGGCCCGACGAGAGCCGCTTCGTGCACGACAACCGACTTTATGTCGAGTTCAGTCGCAAGCCGCGCCTGCATCCGGCCAAGAGCCGCGACGCCGGCCGCGCGATCTACGAAGAGGTGGACTACATCTCGATCCACGTCCCGGGCGACAAGTCCAGCGTGATCGAGCGCCCAGTCACCGAGCAGGACATCGAGCGATTCTCCGATCGGTACAAGAAGTGGAAGGACGGCCAGGCTGAGGCTGTGACGGGCACGCCGCTCACCGCGCTGCCTGGCATGACTCCCTCGAAGGTCGAGGAGTACCGCTACTTCAAGATTGTCACGGTGGAGCAGCTGGCCGAGGCGAACGACAACCTGGGCCAGAAGTTCATGTCCTTTCAGCAGGACAAGCAGCGCGCCAAGGCGTTCCTGCAGGTCGCGGCCAACAATGCCCCGATCGAGCAGATGAACGCCGAGCTGCAAAAGCGCGATGCCGAGATCGAGAACCTTCGCACGATGGTCGAGGCGCTGCAGGCACGCGGCAAGGCGTCCAAGCAACCTGTCGCTGAGGCGGCCTAAAGGAGCACCAGGGGATGGCCTTCCAGATTGTCAACGAATCG